AAGATCAATTTGCAGTATCAGACAGAAAGGCAAAATTTTTAGCAAGGCAAGAAGTAAATTTATTTCAATCAACTTATAAATATAATCAATTTAAACAGAACGGAATAGAAAGGTATAGATGGAGTATCTCAGGAATAAGAACAAGGCCAGATCATAAAAAACTAGATAAACAGATTTTTTATTTTAATGATCCGCCAGTTACTAACCAAAAAACAAAAGCAAGAAATAATCCACAAGAGGATTATAATTGTAATTGTATAGCAATCCCTATTTATGATGGTTAAATTTTGCTCTTGTTTTTTTTATAAAAAAATTGTAACAGTAAAGAGGGGATTAATAAAATAATAAAGACTTAGGGTATAAAGTCAAGGGATAGTATAAATTTTTTACATATGAAGGGAGAACTTAAATCAAACAAAGTAGAAAGCCTAGTAAAAGTTGATAATTCAACTGCTAACAACGCAAAGTTAAAGGCACAGACTTACAAATGCCGCTTTTTACAATCTGGACTAGTTAGATATCAAGATGAAAATACAGAACAAATAGAAGGCTATATACCTGAAAATGAATTAACATTGATAAAAGATGATAATTTGATGAAAATAGCGGATTCTTTTAAGGGTTCACATGTTATTTTACAGCATAAAGAAATACGAGCAGATGGAGAAGAAGACAACACAGACGAAATAGTTGGATATATAGGTAATGTATGGCTAGGCAATGATGCTTGGGCATGGTGTGATTTTACTGTAAACGATCAAGAAAGTATAAACTTAATAAATGAGGGTTTTTCAGTAAGTTGCGCTTATTATCCTGTATATTCTCAAGGCGGGGTATATCATGATATTGCATATGATAAAGAAATAATTGGAGGGGAGGCCCTACATTTAGCAATAGTTGATAATCCTAGATATGAGGAAGCTATAATTTTAAAAAACTCAATAATTAAAAAAACAATGAAAAAATTATTTAAATCAAAAAAAGAAAAAGTAGAAAACAACATCGAGGTGCAAGAACTTGATCTAGAAAACTCACTTTATGAAATAGAAGAAGGTAAAACAGTAAAAGTAAGCGAGTTATTAAATGCTTACAAAGAAGCAAAAAAACATGAAGAAGAGGAAAAAGCTAAAAAAGAAGCTGAAGAAAAACTAAAAGTAAATGGAGATCAAGAATACGAAGTTGACGGAGAAATGGTAAAAGTGTCGGAGTTAGCTAAATCTTACATGCAAGCTAAAAAGAACGAAGAGGAAGAAGAAAAAGAAGCTAAAAAGAACGCAGAGGAGGAGGAAGCTAAAAAGAACGCAGAAGAAGAAGAGAAAAAGAAAAACGAAGAAGAAGAAGAAGACAAGGCTAAAAAAGAAGCCGCTAAAAATTCAAAAGATGCTGAAAAAATAAAAAAAGCAAAATCAGTACTTGAGAATGGCAAAGAAGAAGAGACTAATTTAGAAGTAATTCTAGACTCTGACCGCTTTGAATTAGGGAAATCTGCTTATGGTAGCTCTAATTAATATATTAACTAACTAATTTAATAAAAAAAATGACTCAATCAGTAAATCAATTCGAACAATCTCCTGAAAAGGGAATGTTAAGTGAGGCTATCAATTACAATCAATTTAATGTAAAGATAGACCCTGCGAGCATAGCTACATTAATTGGGGGTGCTCCAGTTAAAATAGTTGATGTAGCAGGCAATCAAATAATCGTGGATCTAGCAGATGATGCAAGCGACGATGTTTTTGGATTCTTACCTTTAGGAATTAGAAAAAATTCTTTTGTAGCTGGGGATTTATACCAAGTAGCTATTAATTTATCTGTAATGTTTATGGAAGCAAGTGCAGCTATAGCAAGAGGTGCAGATCTAGAAATAGTGCCTACAGGAGTAAAAGTAGTAACTAAAACAACTGGGACTTCTATAGGGCGTGCATTAGATAAAGCAACAGCAGACGGAGATTTAATCAGAGTATTAATCAAAACTTCTTAATTCAATAATTTATAAATATTTACAATATGGAAACTAACAAAATTCAAAATTTAATGGCTTTAATGTCTAACAATAACAGCCATGATAATTTATTGTCTTGCGTAACAAACAGCAAGGCAGGTCACAAAGGGGCGGCAGTATTATATAATAATGCACCAGCAGGATTTGAAGCTGAAATTTCAACTTTAACTAAAATTAAATCAAAAATCATAGAGCAGAAATTCTATGATAAATCGCAGTTAAATCCAGCTGATTTTGTACCAATAAAAGTGGGAGAAGGTGCATTTACAGAGGAGTCTTTATACTATAAAAATTTTCAATTATCAGGAGATTTTGGACAAGGTATAATTGCAGAAGGTAGAGGAACTAGAAAAGGAAAAAGTGAAGCAACTTATGATAAAGTAACTTTGCAAAATTTCTTTTGGGCTAAGGAATTAGAATATAGCCTGATTCAAGTACAGCAAGCAGCTGCTAACATGGGTGGAGCAATTAATCTAATTGCACAAAAAGAAAAAGCACAAGCAACTAACTGGGCTTTAGGAATACAAAAAACCGCATTTATAGGGCAAGATGATTTTACTGGTATTGATGGGCTTTTAACTTTAGATGCAACGCAAGGTGTATCTGTAAATACTACTGATATAGTTAAACCTATATCTGCTATGACTTCTACTGAAATCAATGCATTAGTGGCTTCATTAGTAAAAGAATATAGAGCTAATTGTAATTTTACCGCTTTTCCAGATGTGTTTTTAATACCAGAAGCAGATTATTTAGGGCTTGCATCTTTTGTAGCTGAACAACAGCCATTAATAAGCAAGTTAGAATTTATGCAAAAAGCATTTGCAGGACAAACTGGAAACGCAAGTTTTAAAATTGGTAAAGCTGTATATTGTAATAAGAACAATAATAGCTTAGGGCAAAATAGATATGCTTTATATAGCAATTCTAATGACACTCTGGAAATGAATATACCAATTGATTATACTTCTACTTCTTTTGCTACTGGCAACGGATTTGATTTTGCAAGTGTAGCATATGGGCAATTTAGCGGAGTAATAGCATTGAGACCAGCGGAGATATTATACTTTGACCATGCAGTTGATATTTAGTAATTTCTTTTTAATAAATTAATTTAGGTAAAAAATGAAAATTATAAACCACACAAAAACTAATTTTAAAACTTCAAAAGGGCTTTTTAAAGTAAATCAGATTTTAGAATTTGATGAAAAAGAAGCAGCTATTTTATTAAGATATAATGGAATGGAAGAATTAAAAATAGAGCAAGAAGAGGTTAAAAAACCTAAATTAAAAAAATCAAAAAAGAAAAAAACTGATTAAAAATGGCTTGCACGGATGCAGTAACACAATCAATCACGGTAGAAGATTTTAAAAATCAGTTTTACCGTGATTTTGTGTATGTAAACACATGGGAAGCAGGCACTTACAACACAGGCGACAAAGTTTTTTATAATGTAAATTTCTTGTTTTATGAGTGCTTGCAAGATGGGGTTGTTACAATTCCAACTACTAGCGTAGATTGGAAAGAAATATCTAATATAGGTTTAATATCTGACAAAGATATTACAAATGCCTATACAGAAGCTTGCATGAATTTTAATGTAGCATTATTTAGCAATGATGCAGATATAAAACTAGCTTATCTATATTTAGCAGCTCATTACCTAGTATATGACTTAAACGCAGGCGGGTTAGAAAGCACAAACGGAGGGCTTGTTAATTCAAGAAGCGTTGGCAACGTATCAGAAAGTTATACAATCCCAGAATGGCAGTTAAACCACCCTACTTATTCATTTTATACAAGAACTAGTTATGGTTTAAAGTACTTAAATATGATATTACCAAAATTAATAGGTAATTTTAATATAGCAGAAGGAAGAACAAATGCCTAAAAACAATGAAGTTGTTTATAAAGATAAAGGTTTAAACAATTTACTAGCTAATTTAAAAACAAATTTAGTAACAAAGGTTGGTATTTTTGCTGATGAAAATAACAATCGAGAAGATGGAGAAATTACAAATTCTGAACTTGGAGCAATACACGAATTTGGATCTATTACTAAAAATATCCGTATTAGATCCTTTTTGAGATCACCTTTAGAATTAAAAAGGAAAAAATTAATAAATAATTTAAAAAATATTATTGCTGCCAATATAACTAAAAAGAATGGTAAAGAAAAAATCTTTGAATTGATAGGTATAGATGCCTATGCAATTATTCAAGAAGCTTTTGAAACGGGAGGATATGGCACATGGGAGCCAATAGCTAAGAAGACAGCAATTAAAAAAGGGAGCAGTAAAATTTTAATAGATTCATCAGATTTAAGAAAATCAATAATTTATAAGGTTGAGAAATTGAAAAAATGACAATACCTAAAATTAAATATGCTTTTAATGGTTGGGAAAGCCCTATAAAATTATATAAAATTACTTCTACAATAGTAGATTATGAAAAAGTAAATATTAAAGTTGAGTTTAATTTTAAGGGAGTAATACAGCCTTTGAAAAATGAAGATTTAAAAATAAAACCTTTAGAGAGCAGAAGTTGGGAATGGCTTATGATTCATACTAGGATAGCTTTAGAATTAGAAACAAGTGACATAATTGAATATAACGGAAAAGAATATAAAATTATGGCAAAAAAAAATTATAGATTAAATGGCTATTTTGAATATCATTTAGTAGAAAATTATGGATAGAGAAACTATTAAAATACTAGCAGATATAATTAAAAATGGGATGTCTTTAACAGATGAACAAATTTTTATATATAATCAAGATTATGTAATTCCAGAAACTAGCGGATTATTTATAGTATTACAGAATTTATCTTCTAACAATTATTCAACTAATAACACATTTATACCACAGCCAGAAGGAATAGAAGGAGCACAAGAAAGCATTACAATGCTAACAAGGGAGGAATATTTAATAAATATAATCTCAAAGAATGATGAAGCTAGACAAAGAAAAGAAGAAGTGATACTTTCAATTAATTCTAATTTTTCAAAAAATAAACAAGAATTATACCAATTTAAGATTGCAAATTTAAGTAATAGTTTTTTGAATGTATCGGAATTAGAAGGGGCGGGGATAGTGAACAGATTTGCAATAAATATATCTGTTTTAGCCTATTATAATAATACTATAAATACTGATTATTATGATAATAATTTTATTAACCAAATAGAAACAGACTAATGACTATAGATATAAATAATATAATAAATATATCACTTACAAGCACACCACAAGGGCTTGAAAATGCTAATATTAACAGCGTGGCGATATTTACAACAGAATTACCTAGTAATTTAGATCCTTACAGAATTTACACAAATTCAAGACAAGTGGCAACGGATTATGGGACTAATTCACAAGCGGCAAAAATGGCAAATGCAATATTTGCACAATCTCCTAATATATTAAGCGGGGAGGGTAGGCTTGTAACTATTCCTTTGATAAATTCAATTAGTGCAGTAGAAGGCAAATATGAAACTACTGATATAACTGCTAATTTATCTAATATATTAGCTGTAAGTAATGGAGATATAAGGGTTGTATTAAATGGAAATAATATTGACTTAACAGATTTAGATTTTACAGGAGCTAGCACTTTTGAAGATATAGCAAAAATATTGCAAAATAGATTAAATAATGCAGTAGTAGAAAGTAAGGCGACTGGATTTGATATATTATCAAAAAAAGTTGGGGCTTCTTCAACTGTAGATTTAGTACAATTACCAGCAGGCACTGGAACTGATCTAAGCACAGCAAGTTTATTTAATGTAGTAGCAGGAACAGCGACAGGAGGAAATAATGCACAAGGTGAAACAATTTTAGAAGCATTAACAAGAACTGAAGAAGATGTAGCATATTACGGCTTTATTACTGATTTACAAATGGAAGATGCAGTAATAAAAACTTTAGCGACAGGCGTGCAATCAAGAGATAAATATTATGTAGAAACTTTTGCTAGTACTGAAGATGTAGAGCCAACTACTGGAATTTGTTCTCAGATAAAAGATGCTAGCGAAACTAAAACAAGATGCGTATTATACACAAAAGGAATTGATGACAGAAACCTTGCTAAGGCTGCTTATATTTCGAGAGGAAGCAGTGTAAATTTTGCAGGGTCAAACACAACTAATACTTTAAATTTAAAATCTTTAGTTGGAGTAACTCCTGATAATTCTATAAATCAAACTATATTAGATAAAACAGAAATTGCAGGGGCTGATATTTATACTAGTGTTAGTAGTTTATCTGTAGTTTTATCTTTTGGTTCCAATGATTATTTTGATAATATTTATAATGATCTATGGTTTAAATTAGCTTTAGAGGTTGCAGGCTTCAATTATTTAAGGCAAACAAATACAAAAATTCCACAAACAGAGCAAGGAATGGAAGGCCTAAAAGGAGCTTGGGGTAAAGTTTGTGAACAAGGAATTAGAAACGGAATGATTGCAGCAGGTACCTGGAACAGCAGCGAAACTTTTGGAAATCCTGATGATTTAAGGAGGAATATATCAGATATAGGATATTATATTTATAGCTTACCTATTGCTTTACAATCACAAGCGGATAGAGAGCAAAGAAAAGCACCGCTAGGGCAGATAGCAATTAAAAGAGCAGGTGCTATACATAGCAGCGATGTTATAGTAGTAATAGAAGATTAATAATTAAAAAAATAGGGTGAACAATGACTAATGTAAACAGCTTAACAGGAGCGGACACTATACAAATTGACGATAGAGTTTTAAATGATTTTGGTGATGGAGATGTATTGACTTTGTCATATCCTAATGAATTGGTAGGAGTCAAAATAGGAAAAAATGGAAATTCAATATATTCTTTTAATGAAACAGGAAAAGAAGTAGATGTAGAATTAAGAATATTAAGAGGCTCATCTGATGCTAAATTTCTTACTAGTAGAAAATTAGAAATGGAAAGGGATTTTTCTTCATTTGTATTGTTAAAAGGTGAATTTGTAAAAAGAGTAGGACAAGGTGACGGAACAGTAAACAGGGAGGTCTATACACTTGCAGGCGGAGTATTTAAACAATCAGAAGATGCAACTTCAAATGTAGAAGGAGATACAGAACAGGGGGTTGTAGTTTTTAGATTGAAATTTACTTCTGCACCTAAAACAATAGCTTAATAATTATATAAAAAAATATGATGGAATATACTTCTAGTAATGGAGCAAACATAACAATTAATGCCTCTTCTTTTGGTGATGCTTTATTGCTAAAAAAAGAGGCTGTAAAAATAATAAAAAAAAGCAATATTGATATAGCATCTATTGACTTAGATTTTAAAAATTTAAAAATTGAAGCAATACAAAAAATCATTAATATTTTATTAGAAGCGGATAGTAATGATGATTTTGAAAAGGCAGTTTTTAATTGTTTAAAAAGATGCAAATACAATGACTTAAAAATAACTAGAGATACTTTTGAAGAAATAGAAGCAAGGGAAAATTACTACGAAATTGTAACAAAATGTATAATTGAAAATTTAAGCCCTTTTATCAAGCCCCTTGTCTCACTGTATACACAACAGGTAGGCACAAAACCAACAGAATCCCCAGAACAGAAATAAAACTTGATAATGAAGATATGCTAATTTTAAATTTAGCAAAAAAAGGTTATTGCGGGGGCGATCCTGAAAAAATAAGTAAAATGGAAGTTAAATGGGTTTTTAAACTTGCTGAATATGAAAAATTCATCAATAATTATGAAGAAGAATATATTTATTTAAATAAGGACAATGGCTAGCATAGCAGATTTATTTGTAAAATTAGGGGTCAAAACTGATACCACACAATTAAACAAAATAAACGCAACAGTAACAAATATTAGAAATAAAACGCTTTTAATGGCAGGGGCTTTTACTGGTGCAACTATTGCAATAGAAAAATTTGTAGATAGTGGATTAAGGGGAGTAGTAGCATTAAAAAATATAAATTTACAAACTGGATTATCTATTGAAAAATTACAACGCTTACAACAAATAGGGCAATTAGCTAATTTATCTCTAACGCCTGAACAGATAACTAATAGCGTTGCAGCATTACAAAAAAGTTTGAAATCTTTAGAAATAGGGCAAGGAAATATAGCACCTTTTCAATTATTAGGAATAGATCCTAGAGGTCAAGATGCTTTTAGTGTTATTGAACAATTAAGGGAAAATATAAAAAGCATTGATCCTTCTATTGCAACTGCTCAAATTAGTAATTTAGGGTTAAATGCTGAATTTATAAATATTTTAAAATTATCAAATAAAGAATTTGAAAAATTAGGGAATAATATTTTTCTTAGTAAAAAGCAAAGAGATGATATAGACAGGGTAGGAACTTCTATAAAAGCCTTATCATTAAGATTTAAGGCCTTAAAAGATCAAGCTATAGCAAGACTAGCACCTGATTTAGATAAATTAGTTAATA